GCTAACCTATCATCAGACTTCCAGACATCTGTCTGGTCATGGACACCTAATAAGTTCTTATCAGAACAAGATATTACTTTAAATTATGAGAGAGCATACAAGTACTCACCAGTATTTGCTGAGCCAATGGTTGCATCTGTTTCAACAGAACAAAATCATAAGGCTGCTGGTAACCGTGGTCGTGCATTAATGCTCTACTGGTGGCCAACAGATACTGCCCAAACAGGTATTGCAGGTGGCACAACTAAGGATAAGGGTTCTGCTGGAGAATTTGACGTAGAGACATTTGATCCAATCTTATCAACCCTTGATTATGTAACAGCAGCACCACAGGAATATGAAGGCTGGGATGTGTTCCCAGTAGATGTTACTGGATATTTTGTAAGCGACCTTGTAAAGCCTGAAGCATACGGCGGACCAGAGAACATATTATTTGGAGATGCTGGCGGACATATACTTACAGCTGGTGGCTTTAACAGACCTAAGTGGAAATTTAATGCGAGAAGAACATTTAGAAATACATTAACTGATGCTCCAAGATATATTGATTTAGTCAATGATATTGATTTAAGCTTATTTGATGCAATCTTCTTTAAGAACTTCCCAGATCAAAGCACAGAAATAAATCAATATGCTAATTTAGAAACAGTTGATTCATATTTTAACATTCGTGAATTAAAGATTTATGAAGACTTTATTGCTTCATTAAGAGCTGCAGTTGATACTGGTCTTTCTCTATATGTAACTAATACAGAGTTAGCACTTGATCTTGGAATCATTGACCGTGTTGAGATTGTTTCAGATATGGATGATGCGGTATCTGGTTATGATAGCGACCCATACTCACCAACTATTGTTCCATCTGAGGCTGCTGGTTTGCCAATAAGTGATGGAACTACAGCAAATAGATGGTACGACACATATAAAAATAACAGAATGAGACTTGTAAATACAGTTGAAGGATTAACCAACTTGCCAGGCGCATTATTTACAGATACAGCATTCTGGCAAAATGATGATCAGATTAGATGGGCTGGACCAGATAGATTGTTCTCAAGATTTGTTCTAAAGCCTAATGGATTATCAGTAGGTGATGAATGGATTGACTCTGGATATCGTGCATATAGCTCATACAAGAAAAATTATGAAGCAGTTCCATTTGCTAACATTAAGGCTGGTATTCCAGTAGTAGCCTTTGCTAACCAGGTTAGAAGAGGGCTGGACTTAATTGATAATCCATATAGAAATCATGCTACAAGCATTGCAGTTAGACCAGGAGATTCTTTAAATGGTAAACTTTGCGGAGGAAAGATATTTGTAAACTTTACAGAAAGACTTTCTCAAGATAATCGTGAAGAAGTTGGTGTAGACTTAATTCAGGATTACTGGATTAATTATGCATATGATGAAGGCATTATTACACAAGCAGATAAGGATTTCTATTTAGCTGCTACATATAACATTGATAGAAGACTTGCTGCTGGAACACTCACACAGTCAGAATATAACAAATTAGCTTTCTGGTCATCAAATGGTATGTATGTTTTACAACAGAATAGTCCAATTGGTGATGACTCAGATACAAAGGGTCAAGGTGGAATTACAAGACCTAAGTCTCAGAGAGTTAGAAAGATTAACAAGAATGGTGGAATATCATTCCAGAGTGTTGCAGGTGGATCTGTATGGTTTACAGCAGATTATTCATTTGCATATCCAAGAGTATCTATAGAGTTGCCTTCATTTCTTACTCGTGGGTTCTGGTGGCTTTCTAATAAGGAAAACCCAGAAGGAACTATTATTGGTGCAACAGCAATGACTGCTTCAGCGGTAGCTGGTCAAGCAACACCAGTTCCTGATAGAATCATTAGTAAACCAGTTGAACCAATGATTGGAAATGCTAGAATTACTGAAACATATGGTTACACACCAAATAGCATAAATAACCTTTCATTACCAATGCAAGCATCTGCTATGATAAACGACAAAGCATTTAGAATAAATGCAGAGCCAATGATTGCAACTGCTTCAATACCACAAGTTGTAAGAGCGTTAACATCATCAATAGATGAAGTGATACTCTACATAATGCACGAAGACCCAATACTATATCTAAGAGAGGAAGTAATTAAATGATTAGTCAATATTGGAAAGACCAAATTCCTGCCCGTCCACTTTCTATATTAGTTAAGAACCAGGATGGTACAGATGCTAACCTCTCTGGTTACACAACTATTAATGTAAAAATGGTCGGAAGTAGGAATGAAGAAATAAGCCTAGCTGGAGCTACTATAGAAACAGCAGCAAAAGACATAGGCAAAATCGTATTAAGATGGCCTACAGACCGTAGCCTATTTGAATACATAGGAGATTATGTCCTGCAGTTAGAATTAACTGGCACAGGAAAGAAAGACTTTACATCAACTCACACTTTGAGAGTTCGTGAATTAGGAAGGGTGATTAGATAATGTTTACTACAGTTAATAGCGTTAAAGAATACACAGGTATAGATGTTGATCTTGAGTTAATCAAGAGAGCACAGGCTATTGTAGAAATCTTTATTGGCAAAGATGAGATAGATGTTCAAAGTCCAGCAGATTTGCTACTATTAGATAAGATGACTGCTTACCAGGCAGTCTACATGCTTGAAAATGAGGAAGTCGTTTACAAGCAAATCGCAGCCAATTCAGTTGGAAATGGTGATTCAGCACAGAACTTTAACAGTGCTTACAATGCACCATTTATCGCACCATTGGTTGTTCTAGCTGCAAAGGGCTTATCATTTAAGCGTTCACGCAGCCTGCGTACTGGAAAGATATTCCAGTGGCCTACATATCTTGACTGGAGAAAGATTTAATGAAAGCAAATACGACCAAGCAATATCCATACAACGGAGATTACTATGGTTACTCTGTAACTACTTCAGAGGACGGCACAGTAACAGAGACTAAGTACAATGAGTACTTTACTGTAGTTCCAATGGCATTATCTATCAGCTTAATTGGAGAGTTACTAATTGAAAGCCAATCCAAAATGCAAAGAAACGGTTATATAAAGAATATCCGTGATGCTAATGGAGATGAAATTTACACAGATGGAGTCTGGCAGATCATTCAAACTGCGCCATTGCTTGGACCTATGGGTCTTAAAGATGGCTATAAGTACCGTGCTCAGATAATTTCTGGAGATATTTAATGGCTGTTGTTGGTATAGTAAATGGTCCTTTGAGCGTGTTCTCAACATACGCATGCAAACTTGTTGCTGCTTATGGAACATTTGGTTATATCAACAGCGTATCTGATTTAAACCCAGGCCAAAAGTCGGTGGCAAAGACAGTAAAGGCTGATGTAGATGCTATAGTTATCCACAGCGATGTCTATTTAAGAGATGATACCTACCATTCAAGTGATCTCAGCATGTTTAAAATAGAAGTAGGCTGTAATCATCCAGAAGCCATCAGTGAGGTAATAGAAGATGCTCAAGAATTTGCTAGATATGTAGCAGAAAAAAGCTGGAACTACGCAACAGATCCAGATAAGCCAGCTGAACAAGCAGTACATGACCAGTTATCAGCATACAAAATGCCTATAGGATTCTTTGTATGAACAGTTTCCATATGGCTTTATCAATAGTTGGCGGGGTTATATTAATCCAGATACAACTTATAGGAATGGTTAAGTGGTTAGTTAAACATTATCTATCAGAACTAGTCCCAAATTCAGGCTCATCAATCAAAGATCAAATGAATAGACTTGAAGCTAGACAGCATGAGATTTATCTACATTTCATGAACAAAGACAGTTGACTTTAGAAGATTAGTATTATATACTTAGGTTACACACGAGAAAGGTGTAACTTATGCAAGTTCTTGATTACCATGAGGCGATATTTGCTTCAGATTTAACATCACCAGCAAAAATTACTGCTTTAGCAATAGGATCATACTACAATTGGTCTGAAGAAGCAATGTGCTGGCCAAGCAATAAAACCATAGCCAAAGCAACAGGTCTTGGTGTTTCTACTATTGTAAAAGCTAAGAAAGAGTTAGTTCTGGCGGGATACCTAGAGGTATGGCGTAGAATAGATAACTCTAATATGTATAAGCCTCTTATACCTCATAGCATACCCAGAGTATCTTATAGCAGGGAGTCTGCCATTTTAGAAAAAAGGGTCTACTCCGAAACACAAACAAATAATGAAGTTAATAATGAATATAATAATGAAATTAATAATGAAAAGAATAAAGAGAATGTTTCTAACGAAACATTAATTCTATCTACTGAAGAAGAAGCTGAGGAATCTTCAGCTATTAATAATATATCTTTTGATGATATGTTTTATAAATTTGAAAGGATTACAGATGAAGAAAGACATCCCCGCCCCGCACCCGCTGGATCAGGCTATAAAGAACGTAGAAGAAGCAATAGTCCAGTTGGACGATATGATATTGACGATGCAGAACTCTCAGCGTTTAATCAAGAGTTGGCTAGAGCCAGAGAAGAATCCTGGTGAAACAATTGGATGGGTTGAATACAATGAAGACTTGCTCTAAATGCCAGACAGACAAAGCTCTGTCAGAATTCAATAAAAATAGCACAGGCTATGGCGATGGACATATGTACTACTGCAAGGCCTGCCAGAAGGCCTACTACAAGGCCTACATGGACGCTATGAAGGACGCAGAGCCCACAGTTAAGGTAAGCAGTAAGGTCTGTAGAGAATGTGGCCTAGAAAAGCCTATAAGCCAGTTTGGTAAGAAGTCTACCAGTCCTGACAAACATCAGATTTATTGTCGTCCATGCTGGAGACAGAAGGTCCTAATTGCACAGAGGAAGTTCAATGCCAAGAAGCGATAGCGGAACAAAGCGGGGGAAGTATAAGAATAGTCTAGATACTACAGGTAAAGTAGGCAAAGAGAACTATGTCCTAAAAGCTTTCTGGAAGGCTAATAAGGTATCAGATATCATGGATTTAACCCCAGATGAACTAGATGCGGCAATTGATGCCTGGCTAATAGGATATGAAGCTAGACAAAGAGAAAGACATGGTAATGGCTGGTGGTACCCAACAATCCCAGAAACTACATTAAACGATGTAAGAAACAAAAGAACAGGTATTGACAAGACACCTAAACTATAATATACTTATACTACATTTGTTGCCAAACAAATGGGTTTACACCATTTCTTATATATAAGTTAACCTCACTTAGGTCCGCCTCTAGTGGGGTTTTCTTATATATTAACATTAATGTATACTTAGTACATAGTGCAAGGACGGAACAACTAGTGGATATGAGAGACTTTGTGAGCAAAGGAACTGGAGAATACAAGCTCTATCCTTATGCTAAAGATCTATTCTATAGACCAGATGGAATCCTAGTCATGACTATCCAGATGTATAACGAAGAAGACACCCAAGAATTTAGCTTTTCATTTACAGCTAGCCCTCAAATGAGGAGATTTCTAGATAGAACAATAGGCGATGAGGCGGAATGACAAGAATAATAGATATAAATAAACATGGTATCAGAAGAGAAATAGATCACCAATGGAAACCAAAGAAGAAAGCTAGAAAGATATCCACAAGCAATAAGAAGTTATCCACAGATACTAGGAAAGATATTGATATATCTATAGTAAGTGAGCCAGATGTGCGCCCGTAAAGGCAAATATATACAAAAACACATATCAATTAATAGATATGTCGACAATTAGGAGCAATTAATGCCATATCCAACATATACAGATGAACAAATAACTGAGTTTATAGAACAAGCGCAGGAAATGGGGATTGGTCCAGCAATGAGATTGCTAGGTTATCCCAAATCATATCATACTGCGAAGAAGTTCTTTATGCAGAGAAATGTAGATATGCCTACAGCTAATACATTAGCAGTTATGGCTAAACAATTAGACATTTTCTATAATGATAAAGAGAAAGTATTGGCGGCACAGGCAGTATTAGATAGATCAATAGAGAAGCTATATGAGGATGATCTATTATCAGATGATATAAACAAACTATCTACAGCTATACATAAGGCTATTCAGACTATTAACTTAATTGAAGGTAAGTCTACTAATATATCAGAGAATAGATCCAAAGATGGTGCAGATTTAGCTATCGTAGATATGCTTAATGAAGCACGAATGAGGAATGAATCTATTAAACATTCATTAAAGGTTATCAATTGACCACCCAAAATGAATATTTGTTTATTTATTTGTTTTTTGCTACTCTAAATAAATTTGGACAGTAAAAATGAATACAATACCAAAGCATATGGAACATGTTAATCCTGAACTTCTTAGATTTTCTGAAGGAAGACGGGAACTTACTAAATATGATCCTATGCTCTTTGCGCTTACATATTTGCCACATCATTTAAAGAATATGGAAGATGAACTGACACTTTCTGAATTTCACTGGGACCTAGCTGAATATGGAAAGACTTGGATCAATAAGCCATCAGCTCCTAAAGAAAATAGAGATGCTTTTATTGCTCCTAGAGAATGTGGCAAGTCCACTTGGATCTTTTTGATTCTACCTATGTGGGCCGCCGCCCATGGTCACATTAAATTTGTGGCTGCCTTTTCAGATGCTGCTTCTCAGGCTGAGACGCACTTACTTACATTTAAGAATGAATTGGAAACAAATGAATATCTCAAAGCAGATTACCCAGAACTATGTACACCTAAAATTGTCGGTTCAACTGGGCGTAGCTTGGCGGCAAATGCTTGGCGTATTATTCAGGCAAATGATTTTATCTTTGACGCTAATGGTATTGATACTAACTCTCTGGGTAAGAAAGTATTTGGGCAACGCCCTGATCTCATTATTCTTGATGATATTGAGAAGGGTGAGAAGAATTACTCAGAATATCAGGCTGGGCAACAGCGTAGAACGGTATTTGATGACATTGCTCCTATGAATATCTATGCCAGAATGATTATTGTTGGCACAACCACCATGCCTAACTCCATGATGGATGAATTTAGAAAGTATTCTGAGGGAAATAGAGATCAGGCTCTACAGTGGATTTCAGACCAGAATGTAAAGGTTCACTACTATCCAGCTATCATGACTGATGAAAGTGGCTCAGAACGCTCCGTATGGCCTGAGAAGTGGTCTCTAGAGTGGCTTAGTAGCCAACGCCACCTGCGTGACTTTGCTAAGAACTATATGAATAAGCCAGTTAACCTTGATGGTAACTTCTGGACCTATGATGACATAATAATTCAGGAGGGTGAGTATGGAAATACCATTATTTCAATTGACCCTGCTGTAACCAAGAATAAAGTCTCTGACTATACAGGTGTGGCTGTATTGTCTAGAGGAGAAGATGATAATATATATGTGAGAGATGCTTTTCAGCTGAAAGTATCTCCTTCTGAGTTATCAGAAAGAATATCTGCCCTAGTAGATACATATGATCCAGGCATCATTTATGTTGAAACTAACCAGGGTGGAGATCTATGGCAGGATGTATTTAAGGATATTCCTGTCAGATATAGATCAATTAGGCAATCTGTTTCAAAGCAAGTCCGTGCTGGAAAAGCTTTGAACTATTATCAACAGGGTAAGGTAAGACACACAAATCACTTTCCAGTCCTTGAAGAGCAAATGTATTCCTTTCCCAAGGTCTCACATGATGACGTACTTGATGCGGTGGTATCTGGAATTCTATATTTCCTAGATAACAAATCAACGAGAGTACTTGCAAGACAATTAAACTATTTAAGGAGATAAAATGACAGATATAAAGTTAGCTTTAGACCAGATTATTGCTAAAAAAGATAAATATATGGTCGCTGAAGCATATTATGAAGGCGCAAACGATGAAGTCTTTACTCATCAGCGCTGGTACAGATTATTTAGAAATGAACAGACAAGATTCTCAGGAGTTACTCCATTTAGATTCAACTTCAGCAAAACTGTAGTTGATGCAGTTCATAATCGCTTGGAAATTGAGAATATTGAGACAACAAGCGTAGAAGCAGATGCTTACATCAATAAAATCTGGGAGCAAACAGATTTAAAGCTTGATATCAATGAAATTCATAGAAATGCACTTGTTTATGGTGACTGCTATGCAATTGTTTGGCCAGATATGAATGGCAATCTTGCTATTGATTACAACTCACCTATGTCTACAACATTAGTCTATGACCAGGAAAACCCAAGAGTTAAGTCATTTGCAGCTAAGATGTGGCAGGTAACTGATGCTAATGCTCGTAAGATTATCAAGATAAACATGTATTACACAGATAGAATTGAGAAATATGAAGGTCTAGGTGACATTGAGTTCATTAATGGCGTTCCAAATCTTACTCTAGTTGAAACTGTAGTAAATCCATGGAATGAGATCCCAGTATTCCACTTTAGAACACATAAGCCATACGGAAGACCAGAACATGCAGATGCATTTGGTCCACAGGATGCAATTAACAAGTTAATCTCAACTCACATGTACACAGTAGACTATCAGGGTGCTCCACAGCGCTATGCATTGTCTAGCGGTGGCAATTCAAATGAGTTTGATGACTTCTCAGAAGATGATACAGCCAGAGAGAACATTGGTTCATTACAAAATGGTCCAGGACAATTGTGGTACCTACAGGGTGTCTCAGCAGTTGGACAGTTCCCAGCAGCAGACCCTAAGACATTCACAGACCCAGTTAATGAGTTTGTAAATGACATGGCTGCAATTACTTCTACACCAGTACATTACTTCTCCAGCACAAACTACCTTCCATCAGGACAGGCACTTCGTGTTGCAGAATCACCATTATTTAAGAAGGTGCTTAATCGCCAGCTTGCATTAGGTTCTACATGGAGAGACTTATTTAAATTCATGCTTAGAATTGAAGGCATTGCTGCTGAGGTTGAAATTGATTGGAAGTCTCCAGAATCTGTAGACTCATTAGATCAATGGGATATCGCAGTACGCAAGAAGTCAGTTGGAGTCCCACTAGAACAGATCCTTCTTGAACTTGGGTATGATCCAGAGATAGCTAAGCTAATCTCAGATGAAGCGGAACCACAACAGCAGGTAGAACTACCAGGCGTTGGATTAAATACAAATAACCTAGCTCTGGAGCAAGCTGCTGCTGAGCGAGAAGAACAACAACAAGGAGCATAAAAAATGGAAGAGCAGAATATCTTAGAAGGTACATCTACAGAGATTCGTGATCCTAAAGCCGTCTTAGAAGCTTTAGATAAAGCGAAGGCGGAAGCCAAGAAGTTTAGATTGGAAAAGGAAGCCTTGGAACAACAGATAAATGAAACATCTGCCAAGGCCTCCCAAGTACAATCCAGATTAATGATGGAAAAGATAAACAAACATTTATCTTCATTAGGAATTCAGCATGGAGAGAAACTAAACAAATATCTTAAAATGGATAGCCTATCACTTACTGAAGATTTTGAGGTTGCTGGATTAGATGAGCAAATTGCTGATCTCAAGACAGATTTCCCAGAGCTATTTGACCCTAAATTTATTGTGGCTGGAAAAGCTGATACTGGTGTAACCACTTCAGTCGAAATTCCTAAAACTGCAACAGATTTACAGGTAAAACAGATACTAAATAAATAAAGAATACAGTATAATTGTCTTATGCAGCTCCAAATGGACATTTGGGCTTGCGATTAATATATTCGGACGATTATATGTTCAAAACCCAAATTAACTAACTAAAAGGAGAAATACTATGGCCGCAGGTCGCACAGATCTCACCGAAGGTAATGGTTATATTCCAGAGGAAGTTGGTTCGGTTGCTATTCAAGCAACAACCGCTAACTCTGTTGTAGAAGCATTTGCTCGTCGTGAGAATATGTCATCTCGCACAAAGGGTGTTCCACGCTTTGTTTCAGATGCACCAACTATCGTAGCAGAAGGCACAGACATTCCTAATTCAGATACAACTCTGGATGAGATTGTTCTTACAGCCCGTAAGTACGCACAGATTTTCAATATCTCAGAGGAAGATCTTAATGATTCACTCGTAGATACACTTAACACATACAAGAGAGAATGGGCTTCACAGTGGGCTCGCAAGTATGACAATGCATGCCTTGGCGTAACAGCTGTAGGCGATGGAGATGACGGACAGCCGTTCAACTCTGTTTACTATGCAGTATCACAATACAACTCAGGAGCAAACATCATTTCAACTGCAGGAGATTTAGAATTCGCAGATATTTCTGCAGCTCTAGGCAAGGCAGAAGAGTCAAAGTACTTTGATGCTGCTAACACAGTTGTAATTGTTCACCCAAAGATGCTTAACCTAATTCGTCAGATGGAGACAACAGGTGGAAACCTAGTTCTTCCAGACCCACTAGGTGCACGACCAGGATCACTATTTGGATATCCATTAGTAATCTCATACGGTGCAGCAACTTCAGCAGCAGCTACAGCTGCTCCAACTGGAGACCCACTACTTATCGTTGGTAACCGCCAAATGATGATTAATGGTGTTCGTTCAACAATTGAATCTGCAGTCTCTCGTGACGCAGACTTCTCAAAGGATGGCGTCTTGCTAAAGACTCGTGTTCGTCGTGGTTTCGCTGTTGCAGCGGCTGAGGCATTCGCAATAGTTCGCAAGACTGCCGCATAAGGGGGATAGCAAATGCCATCAAAATTATACGGTAACTTCCTCGCAAAATCATTAAACAAAGAAATCGATTGGGATTCAGATACTATCAAGGTAGCTCTCCTATCTTCTTCTTACACACCTAACCAGGACACACACGATTACTACGACGATGTTGTAGCAAACGAAGTAACTGGCACAGGTTACACAACAGGTGGTAATACTTTGTCTTCAAAGACTATCACATACGATGGCACAAACAATGTGATCATCCTAGACGCAGCAGATGTTACATGGTCATCTTCAACAATTACAGCTCGTTATGCTGTAGTTTACAATGACTCAGGTGCATCAAATGCAGCTAAAGCTCTTATTGGATATGTTGACTTCGGTTCAGACCAGTCATCTACCAATGGTAACTTTACAATCACATGGGATTCGACTGGTATTGTTCGAATCACAGTAGCGTAAGGTAATCGCTATGGACGTAAGGGTAGAAGCGAGACCACTGACAGCGAAGGCTGTCTCAGTGGAGGCAAACATTGTTGTTGAGATAATCTCCAATTGTGTAATTGTCTCTCCAACCATTTCTCGCTTCTCCCTTGCTCCAGTAATTTCAGTAGGCGGAACTAGCATTTCAAGCATTACACCAGAATCATTCAGAATTGGAGTATTGGCTGCGGCTTAACGCCAGCAGCCTATTTTTATGTCATTATATAGTAAAGCACAGAATGATCAAGCAGCATTTTTATTTCCGCTTGACTCTACAATTTCCAATTCATGGGGTTATGGAAACTTAACAACATCATACGAGGCAGCAGATTCACCAACATCTACTACTGATTCAAAGACTGGTAATGCTGCATATGTATTTAATGGTACAAGCAATCGTATATTTTATACTAAGACATATAGATCATCAGATCCTACTTCTAATTCAGATATTCATGTTGAAGCTGTAATTAAAACAACAACGGTTGCTTCAGCAGGAAACTTTAGAGTTTTTGTTCACACACCAGATGTTTATGAAGTAGCTATTAATGAGAATGGTAAGATTTGGGCTCGTATGAATGCTGGTGTAACTTCAAGAGATGTAACTGGCTCAACTACAGTTACTGATGGCAAATGGCATTATATTGTTGCAAGATGGGAAGGCGACAGATTAAAGATTTATGTTGATGGTCAGTTAGATGGAACATCTTCAGCGTTAAACTCAACTCCAAGAACAAGAGATACATATACAAGATCTCTTGGAGGTCGTGCCGATGGCGCATTACAAAAATTTGCTGGAACAATTGATTTCTTTGCTGAATATCAGCCATTTGTTACAGGAATAAATTTTGATATTGCTGATCACTTTACTGAGATTGCAAATAATAGTTATGCTGCCGCCCCACAAACATCATCAGCATTAATGGTTCAGCCTGCAGTATCTGGAACAGCATCTTATACTTCTGGCACATTAACAGCATCTGCGGCATCTGGTGATCATTACGCCAGCACAATTGATATTCAGACTCTTCTTAATAGCTACATGTCTACACTTAGCCTAGAACAGTGGTACAGATTTGATGAACCAAAGGCAATTACTAACTATGGATCTGGCGGAACTACTGGATGGGTATTTACTGGTAATTCAAATTGCCAAATTACATCTGGTATTCAGGGAAGCGGTGCATTAAGAACTCTTGCTACTATTGATGAGCAAGTATATGGCCTTTCAACAGCCCCATTATCTACAGAATTTACAGACAATGATTTCTCAGTTGGTCTCTGGACAAAGAGAACAGAAAAAGAACATGCACAAGTATTAACTGTCTCTGGCTCAGGAGATGACTCATTTACTATCTACTGGAACCTAGATGGATATCTAAATGTTAACTTGCGTGTAAATAACACGAACCATGCAATTCAGCAAACAGTTGATAAGACAGATGGCAACTGGCACTATGTAGCTGCTCGCAAATCTGGAAATACATTACAGATGTGGGTAGACAATGTATCTATTGGAACTACAAACGTCAACCAAGACATGGCTAATCTTAACCGTGTTACATTTGGTGGCTCAAACTTTACAAACACAGAACAAGTTTACATTTCACAATACTATGTAGGAACAGCAGCAAATATTACCTCTACTCAAATTGCTAACATCTGGGCATATGGCCAGGCTACAGTTCAGGCTTCAGCAGGCATGGAGATGCCTAAATTCTCACGAGACAATGCATTAAATACATATATTCTTAATAACTCACCAGAGTTCTACTTTAAGATGGATGAAGGAACTGGAGTACCTACAAACTCAGGTTCTGTTTCATGTACATTGACTCAGCAGGGAACTAACTTTACTCAGAATGTAACCAGCCCTAATTACAAGGCCTATAACTTTACAAATAGAGATACACAATTTACTGGCTCATGGACAGCTCCAACTGGTACATTTACAACAAATGATAATCAGACTATTGTAATGTATGCAAAGACTGGCACAGTCACAGCTATACATGGTCTTGGTGGCGCAGCTGCAGGTGGTGGAGCCTGGGGTAATGGTATATTCTTCCAGCAACTAGTTAATGGAACTATACGCCTTAGATTACAAAATGGCTCAACATCACAAGATGCGACAACATCAGTAAGCTTTGCTGATGGCAATTACCATATGTTTGTTGGTGTCAAGAATGGTAATACTCTTAAACTTTATGTAGACGGTGTTGAAAGAGCAAGCAACGGATCTACATCAATCAATCTAACAGATTCAGGACAGTTTGCAATTGCTGGTGCTCCTGGTAGCGCACCTGCTACATTATCTAGAAACCTAACAATTGATGAGTTTGCTGTATTTAACACAGCCTTCTCAGCACAGGATGCTTTAGAAGTATTCCAAAAGGTAGCCAATGAAATGGATTGGACAGCCTCAACTACATTTGTAATGCCTGCCATTGCTGCTGGATTTGGCCCAACAATAGCTGCAGCACCTATGACAGCAGCTTCAGACATGCTTCACCCACAGCATTTCAGCGTGGCCATGACAGCATTTGGAACATTTGTACATCCTAACTTTGATGCACAAGTACTTATAAACGACACAGTAGCTGCAGATCCATTAACAGCAAGCGCCTTATTCCATATGCCTCAATTGCAGATAGGTGAATTTAATTCAGTTGATCACATGGATGCTGATGCAACATTTGTACATCCAACAATTAGAACACCAGGAAGATTTGTGGCTAATCCATTTATTGCAACAAATGCAACATTAGTTATGCCAGGAATTGTAACTGTAAAGGGAGCTAGAGTATTTGCTGAGACAGTAACTGCTAGAGCATTCTTACCTCTACCGCCAGCATATATTCAGCTAACTGATGATGAATATTACAATAGACTATATGCTCTTCATTCACAGAAGACAATTGAGCCAATACAAAGTATTGGTGCTACAAGTCTACCAAATCAAGCAACAACAGATGTAGCTAAATCATTCCTTAAATTCTTTAAAGATGTGACAGCAGACATTACTGTTGGTTCAACAAATTATTTATACAATGAAATGCCTAAATACGTTTATGATGCAGTTGGAACTGTTTATACTGATGAAAACGGCAATCCAATTCCGCCAGATACTACTAGAAGAGCAATATTTGCTACTAGACCACAAGGAAGCATCACACCAACACCTATGGTTTCAAAGGGATACTTTGATGCTTGGGATAGAAAAGCTGTTAACTTTACAAATATAGAATTTGATTTCAATACTGATAATCAATTTAACAGCCAAAGACAGTATAGCGTTGAATTTACATTCAAGACTACAAAGTCTAATCAGATAATTACATATGGCCGTTGGGCAAGCCAGCTATACTATACAAGAAGAATAGGAACTATTGGATTATTTGATGGCAAGTTATATTCAATGTCATCTTATCAAAATGTAAATAGAGCAGATGTATTTCCTCATCCAAAGAATATAGATGCGCTTGCAAAAGCTGGTCTAAACACTGGTTACATGGTATCTAACAAGCGTCTTGATGATGGAGAATGGCACCATGTTGTTATTCAATATGGTTATGAAGATAACCGTACTCAGTACTGGATTGATGGAGAATTAGACAGACAGCTTATTGGCAATATCCCTTCATTAGTTCCAGGATCTAATGGTGACAATGGAATTAGACCATTTATCATTGGATTTAACAGCAATGATGCTAACCTATCATCAGACTTCCAGACATCTGTCTGGTCATGGACACCTAATAAGTTCTTATCAGAACAAGATATTACTTTAAATTATGAGAGAGCATACAAGTACTCACCAGTATTTGCTGAG